TCAATGCCAGCGGCAAGCTGGAAGGCCCGGACTGCGTTTCGCGTCGCGGGCCCGACAGAGCCATCAACATCGAGCTGCGGATCGGCCCCGAGCTTGTTGAGCGAGGTTTGCAGCCATGCTCCGTCCCGAATGCCGATCGGCACCGCCGGCAAGTCCACAGGAACGATAGCCCCACCCAACTTGATCGACGGGTCTAGCGCCATCATGGCGAGTAGGAGACCAGCGCAGCCAGGCTGCGTATCGACGTGGTCGGGGTCCCACACGCCATCTGCGACGTATTTCCCCTTCGAATATTGGTTGGTCCCAGCCCAGACGTACCCAGAAGGGAAACCGCGCCTATAGGGGCCGAGGCCGTTGTATGCTTCGATGTTCGTTAGCGTCTCACCAGCGCTGCGCCATTTCTTCCGGGCGAGGTACGGCCCGCAGTTGACCAGCGCATCTATGGCCGCGGCTTCCCATGAAACGAACGGCCCGCGGCCGGCGGGGACATGGGTTGAAACCCGATTCCACGGGTCCCCCTGCGCCAGCGAACCGGCCCAGCTCTGCGAGGACTCGCGCATGTGAATAACCGCGATAGCATACCAGGGTACGCCGGTCTTAGCCTCGACTGCCTGATACCGATCTTTCGCGGCCACCAACTGCTTGGCATAGGCAGCAAAATTCCGGGTCAACCTGGCTTCCGGCCAGCGCTTCGCGTTCGCCGAAGTCAGGGCGTTGAGGTCTACCATGGGTTGACTCTGTTGGGGTTGGAGGTGGTAGGCTCCCCCACATGGAGCAGCCCCTGAAACACGAAGTTAAAAGCCACGATCGGCTTTACGGATTGCTATTTTGGGGAATGGTGGCGTTGCTCGCCGCTGCGATGATCGCGGCTAACATTTATCTTCCGTTCCTAGGCTCCACAGGTCCGATGGATTTCAGCCCTAGGTGAATTAGATCTTCCCTCTGATATCGGTCCATCCGCGCGTTGAGACGTTCATCGTGGAACTCGCGGCATCCGCATAGGCCACGATCTGCGCAAAGGTATTGCAGCGGATGGTCGTCACGAAGGGGACGCCAACCGATCCGACCGAGACGCGCGCCGTTATGAGCCCTGTCGCACCATTAGGACCGGCTCCCGTGACATCCGGAGACTGCACTAAAAGACTGACTCCGACAGAAGCGTTGCTGAAGAACCCGGATATCTGGGCTATGACCCTTACCCCCGTTGGAACGGTGAGGCCGAACGTAGTCGGAGATGCACCCAACGATGTTGTAGCGATATCCGCTGTAGGAACCAGCCAAAGGAAATCATCACCAAACTGAATGAACGCAACCCACTGGCCCGATCCGTTCGTCCGGCCCGATCCAATGCGACGGTAAAGCGTATAGTTTGCTGGTAATGTCGGGGGCGTGCTTCCGTTCTGGGAAAACAGAACGTCCACGACGCCGGTGTCCGGGCGCATGATGACATAGAAATGGTACCACGTGCTGTTTGCAATCGACCCGCTATCGAGCCCGCCGTTGCCGCTGCCAACGGCCCAAGACGCCGTAGTCTTCGACGTTGCCGCAAGCGTCATGAAGCTTGTATTTGTGCTATCGTTGGCTACCCCCGCAGCAATCGACATCGTCGTCGAGCTGCCTGCCGTCGAAAGCGTTAGACCGGAAAGGTAGTTCTGCGCTGCGGCGGGGTTAGCGATCAGCGTTGAGCTGGAGAACGATAGGCCGGCGCCAAGAGAAACTTCAGACGGGGCAGCGCCACTCCCTGTTGGGTTACCTAGAAGCTTAGAAGCTCCAACATTCTGAATCTTAGCATAGGTAACAGCGGCATCAGCAATGGTGGCCGTGGCAACAGAGCTGGCAGGAAGCACACCCGGCTGGTTGTGCAGCAGAAATTCACCGCTGGTGTTATTGTAGGTCGCGCAATAGATCGAGCCTGCTAGGAGCGCCCCGGTCGGAAGCGCAACGCCAGTTGCGTTCCTGATCGGCTTTGCTGTCAACCCATCAACGGCGAGCGTGGGGGCGGCCCCTGAAGTCGTGTGCGGGGTAAAGGCAACCATCTGCCCATTCAGGTGAGCGAGAGTATCGAACACGCTATAGGATGCGACAGTATACGCGGTGCTCGTGCCCCCCGTAGCGATCACTCCGCTAATCTCGTCAACCCACATCTTGAGGGCGGCCATCTGGGCGCGGTCACTATCGTTGAGCGACGATGGCGGTTGACCTTCCGAGAAATTAATCGTTGGGTCTGCATTGCCGTTAGTTGATGCGGTTTGGCTCCAGCGGTAGACTGGCATTCTATTTCACCTCTAGCGAGTGTTTAAATGTCGAACGAAGTTGAAGCGCTTCGCAGCGCCTTAGCGTCTCATAAGGTCGAAATCGAAAAGCTCTCAGCCGAGACCATGGCTATCCAGAGCATATTGTTTCAGCTTCTTTTCCACCTTCAGCGCGGAAGTCCCGACCCGATCCGGTCAGCGTTTGACGACGCGGCAAATTTGGTCGAGACCCGGACGATATCGGCCGGGAAAAAGGCCAGCCCACACCACTTGGCGAACGCTTTGAGGATCATCGAAGAAGCCAGAAGCATTGCGATCAGACCCCAAAAGCCTGTGGCTTGAACGCGGCCTTGAGTTTGGACAAGTCGGGAGCGCGACGCTGCGCGAACATGATCGGCGCCAGTTGTGGGGCCTGCTGGGCGGGTGGTTGCCCTGCCGGACCTCCGGCGAGAGCGGCTAAGTTAAACGGGCTTGCCGGGGCTGCCTGTGGCTCCTGCCCCATGATCTGGCCTGCCACACCTCCTGCCGTAGCTGGTGGAGCGGCGGGCGCCTGAGGCTGGCCCATGATGGCCGAGGCGACCGGGGTCGGGGCTGGTGCCGCCCCTCCCATCTTCCGGTCTGCCCATGCCTGCAGGTCCTTGGCGGTCATATTGGCGAGGAACGGGTTAGCCTTGACCACGGCGGGCCCGAGAACATCGCCAACGGGAGCATTTGGATCGGCCTGAAGTACCTTCACCGCTCCGCCTGGCCCGGCGAAGTGGGCGAGATAGGTGCTGCCGGGGGTTACGGGCACTCCAGCTTTTGATAGGATGGCCTGGTTTTGGTTGGCGTAGGCTTCCGTCATTTCCCGCGAAAGCTGCGGGTCGGTCTTCAGAGCGAGAATTTCTTGATCGGTCTTCCCTTGAGCCAAATCCGGTCGCGCGCTCTTCAATGTCGCGAGGAACGTGGAGTCGATAAATTGCCCGAGGCCCGACGCAGACGAATTCGGATTGGTGGCGTTTGGATTGCCGCCACTCTCTACGCCGATAATTGAATCTATGAGGCCCAATAGAATGTTCTCTCAGAAGTTGACGGACAGATTTTGGAGAAAGTCAGCGCCTTCACCGAATGGCTGCCTTCTTTGGGTCGGCGCCAAAACGGCCAAGGGGTACGGGAATTTTCGAGTGAGCGATAAATACTACCGCGCCCATAGGTTGGCATGGCAGTTAGAAAACGGCCCCATCCCCGATGGAATGATGATTTGCCATCGCTGCGACACGAGGGACTGCGTAAATCCAGAGCACATGTTTCTGGGAACAGCGGCGGACAACAATAGAGATACGAGGGACAAGGGCCGCACGAATTGGTCGCGCGGTGACGACCATTATATGCGGCGTAGAATGTTCGAGTGTCGCTGATGTGGTTTCTCCTGCAGTCAACGATCATGTTTGCAGTGATGGCGTCCAACATTTACTGGCATTGGACGCCGAACGGATATCTCGCCGGACTAATAGGCGCTGGGCTGGCTTACGGAGCTACCAGCCTGATTACTGAGTACCGGATCAGCCGCGATAAGCGCCGACAGAATGCCCTGTGAGGCCGGGTTCAGTTTCTTGACAACAGGGGTTGCTATGAGCTGCGCTGCGACCTGAGCAGCGAGCGGAGACCGAGACCGGACGAGATTGTCCAAAGCTTCCACGGCCTTTTTGGTCGAGAGATCGCCGATCTTCTTGGCGATATAGCCGACGGCAGGCAGTGCAATAGCCCCAACCGGACCAGCCGCCATCCCGCCAGCGCCGCTCGACATCGCGCCCGAAACAGCCCCCGTCGGCGCGGCCTTACCCAGCCAGCGCATAGCATTCCCGACAGGCGTTCCCATCGCGGCGCGCTTTACCGCATCGACCTCCTGATCATTGAAGCCAAGGCGCTTCGCCGCGGGAACGTTCGTGTTGTTGATCGGCCGCGCGAGCTGCTTGATGGCCTGGCGCAGTGCATTGTCCTCGTTCGCACCGCTGCCGGCCGTGCCAGCGTTAAGAGCTGCAAGATCAACCTTGCCCGTCACAGCATTGGAACGCTTGCCCGCTGCCCAGTCGCCGACGGCATCCTTGAGGATCGGAAACGGATTGTTGCCGTTCAAAAGGTCGTTCTGGCCGAAATTCGAGTATTTCGTCATGAAGGCGTCGGTCGCCATCTTGGCGGTCGGGCCCGAGGCTGGATTGGTTTTCAGGTCAACCAGGTTCTTCCGGATGACCTCCATATCCTTTGGCGTGACCCCGCCGGGAGCGGCCCCCATCGCCTCCAGGCGGTCCAGCGCGTTGAATACTCCGGCCTGTCCTTCGCTGAGCGGGTGCTTGCCCTGGTTCAAGAGCTCGGTCTTGATGTCCTTCGCCATCTGCTCGACGGATGCCGGCCTGATGACCGCATCGGAGCCTTTGACGGCCTCGAACTTTGAACTTCCAGACTTGAGCAGATCTTCAGCGCTCGGAATCGTAGACGGCACCTTAGGCTGCATCAGGCGGGATGCTCCAGCGCCTCCCAGCAACGCGCCGGCCACGCGCGCGTAGGGCTCTGCACCTGTTCCTTGGGTGGCAAGCCCGGCGGTTTCACTCGCGATTGCGGGAGCAGCAACGTTCGTCAGCAGCTTTGGAAGAACTCCGCGCGGTCCGCCCAAAGCAGCGCCCGGCAAGAACTCTGCACCGGTCTTGAGATAACCACCGGCCACTGTCTGCGGCTGGTAGTCTGGCGAAACGATCGGGTCTGGAGCGCTGTCCTTGATCTGCCGGGAGGTTGGAGCGTTCGCAAATACGGCGGTCGGGCCCGTCAGACCAGCGGCCCTGGTCAGCATGTTTTTGAACGACTGCACGCCCTCGGGAGAGGCGCCGAGTTTTTCCCCGACGACATCTGTTCCAGCGGACAATAGAGAACGAAGGTCACCAGCCCCGCCAAGCGTTCCAGCGGTCGCATTGGCAAGCCCAGCGCCGACACTCTTTGCGGCGTCCTCAAGCATACCCGGAGCAGGCGCGGCGGGCGCCTTCAGTTGATCCAGAGATACGCCTTCGCTCGCCACATAGGCGTCAATATCGCTCTCAGGCGCATTCTGGGCGATCATCTTGCCGATGTTGCCCTTGATGCGTACGATGTCTGCCATCAGTCGAGACCGTATTTCGATTTGAGGGAGCTTGCGGCTGACGTGGCCGGAGCCGCGGCGGACGGCTGTCCGCTCTGCCCCGCCCTCTGGCGCGCAACTTCGAGGCCGCGAGAGAGCACCTGCTTAAGCTCATTGAGCGCTGAAAGGTATTCCGTATCTGACTGCGAACGATCGAGGCGGGCAATAGCGGACGTGGCCTTGGCGCCTTCTGCCTCGGTAATGGCGCCAGCGCCGCGGAGTTGATCGAACGCGCTGAGGAACGTGCGGCCCTCGATCTGTTTTGCCCGGACCTGGAAGTCCTTGGCGTCTGTGCCTCCCAAGTAATTGCGAGGATCGAGCGTCCCGCTCATGCCGGTAGCCGTCTCACGGCCGGGATGCTTGATCATCTTGTCAATGAGATCGAGCGATGTCTGCGTGGTGTTGACGACCGTCGGCAGCGCAACGATGGCCTTGCCGCGGGCCTCGCCCTGCTGCTCCTGAGACGCCTTCTCAGCCACATTCTTGGGCTGCGTGCCGACGACGGAGCCTGCCCTTTTGTCGTATAGAATCCAGTGGTCGCCAGCGTCGATCTTATCCACGCCAGCCGAAACTTTGATGCCATCTGGAATTTTCGTCTGGATGGCCTCGCCGCTCTTGCCGGTCTGCAACAGAACCGTGTTGCCGTCCTTATCCGTGCCGTACTGCGGGGTGAGGGAGTATTCACCCGTGACGGACTTCTTCTGCTGCATAAATTTGGAGAAGGTTAGTGACGGGTCTTCCTTCTTGGCGAACTGATATTCCTTGATATCGTCGGTCTGGCCGCCGATGCCCATCACTCCGGGCAGCACGGACCTCAAAAGCGCAGGGTCTGCCACCACGGATTTGGCAAGTGCCGGGTCCATGCCGCTCTTTATGAGATACTGCGCCGTCTGGTTGTCGCGCTGGGTCTCGGGGCTTTGAATGCCGGCCGCGCTCCCAACAGCGCCAGCGAGCGCCCCAATCGGCCCCGTATGGAGATTGTTAAACAGACCCTGAATGCCAGCGCCAAAGCCGCCGGCACTCTGCTGAGGCTGTTGCGGAAGCTGCCCTTGTGCCGGCTGCGCATTCTGGGGAATGGTAGCGGGATCAGGCGTGAACTGCGCCGTATCCCCGATACGCGGCATTTGATAATTCCCCACGGAGATAGGTCCAGCAGGAGAGATCGCCGGGAAGGCAGTCTGTGGGGCGCCAACCGGACCCTGCGGCCACTGCGCTGTGTCAAGAGGGCTCGGCTGGTTGTCAGCCGTCGGGAAGCCAGCGGAAGGCTGATAGGAATTCTGCTGCATGAGTGAGTTTTGCAGCATCTCCAACAAACCGCCTCCTTGGCCGCCATATGTTGCCGGCGAAAAGAAAGAGTCGAGAATGCCCATGAATGATCCTCAGCCGAACTTGATCGGAGCTTTGGGCCAAAGAGACCCGATGCCCCCGGCAATCGTCGCGAACTGCTGCGCACCGCTCATCTGCTGCGTGCCGGTGCTGGTCCCCGAGGACTGACCACCAAGGCCGGCAATCGGAATGCCGATCTGAGCGAGAAGACCAAGCGACTGAACCGGAATGCCGCGTCGCTGAGCCTCCGCTGCCAGCGTCGCGTTGGCCCCGGCATTCGCCGCATCGTTCGCCGCACTTGCTGCCGAGACGCCCTGCCCCTTATTAACGAGGTCCTGCTGCTGCATCCCAGCAAGAATACCGGAATTCGTATTGCCGGCGCTGAAGAGATTGCCAGCCGCGCCCTGCTGGTTCTGGACGTTCTGATTGTACTGAGCGGCGATCGTCGGGGCGATGCCTGCCGAAATGCCGCGCCCCAGTGCGTTCGAATTGGCGCCGGAGAAGTCGCGGCCCGCCGCCGCAAAGCTGCCATTGGTGTTGTTGGTGATATCCGCGATCTGCGCATTCAGCGCATCGCTGAAACCTGGCGTGCTGCGCGGGTCATAGTTGGTATTGCTCGCGAGCGGGTTGGTCTGGTCGACATAGCGCTGATAGTTTGCGTTGACGTTGCCAGCTTGGTCAGTCGCGCCTCCACCGCCAAGAAGCTTCGACGCATAGTCCGTGATCTGCGGCGCAAACTGGCTTGCGGTTCCGGCGTTCTTGGTCAGCGTGTCGAGCGCGCTGTTTTCGTTCGAGGTCAGGCCGGTATTGCTGAGATTGCCCTGAAGCTGGCTCAAGATACCCTGAAGCGCCGGCTGTGCCGCCTGCCATGGAGCGGTCTGGCTGCTCTGGGTTTGCTCGGTCTTGCTCGTGCCGCCCATTACTTCTTCTCCTCAAAAGCGGCCTTGATCTCTTCGTCTGTAGGCGAGCCCTCAAGGCGCACTTCTTTCCCGTCCATCATGAAGACCTGAACCTTGCCGCCTTCTTCGTAGCGCATGGTGAGGCCCTTCAAGCCCTGATCGCGTAGCGTTCGGATGCTCATAGATGCTTCTCCAGCACAACGTGTTCAACGCGATACCCGTCGAGGACGCGCTCCCAGCCCTTGCGACCGTATAGCCGCATAGTGATTGCGCCTTCCGCTTTAGCGTAGTTCTCTATCTCGCCGAATAATGGCAGCCAGCGGTCACGGTCATAACCGGAGCAGGCCGTCAGCGTGCAGACGTCTCGCGAAAGATGGGTAGTCGCCGCGGCCTCGATTCGATCCGACCATGCTAGCCAGAGCAATTGGTCTCCCGACAAGACATCCGTTTCAATGTCTGCGAATTCACTGAGCTTCGTTCGGTCGATCGCTGCCTTGATCAGGTCTCGCGCATGAGGCCAGAATTCACCGACGCGGGCCGGGTCGACGCAGATCAACTGCATCACATTCCCATCATCGCCATGTTGAAGCCCTGGATCTTGATGGGCGTATATTTGATGACGATAAGGCCTTGGCGGCCAGCCCCCGAAGTGGCCGTTAGAATGGTGGTGTTTGAGACTTCAGCAGCGCCGCCACCCGCTCCATAGAGGCCGCCCGCGCCTGCCGTTGCGGCCGATGCGCCGCCACCCTGCGCGCCGCCGGAGCCACCGCCGGAGCCATGTGATGCATCGTATTCCGTGCCTGAGCCACCCGCGGCGGTTGATGTTCCGGTAGAAGAACCTGCGCCACCGCTGCCATTATCCCCAGCCCCACCCGCTGAACCAACACTGCTCGATACCACTGCTGCGCCCGCAATACCGTTGCCGTTTGGGCCTGCCGCGCCACCACCTCCAGTCACACCAGCGAAGGTTGCTCCTGATATCGATCCGCCAGCACCTCCACTGGTCTTTGAACTCCCAACCCCAGAACCCGCAGAACCTCCAGCCGGGCCAGAAAAAGGGCCAACCGCCGTCGTGAACGTGCCGGCGCCACCACCCTTCGCAAGACAAATCGATGTGCTGCTAAACCATGTGTCGCCGCCAGCATTTCCAGCAACAGGACTTGCAGGAATGCCTCCACCATTTCCTGAGATCGAAACCGAAGTCCCGCCGACTCCTATACTGATAGGGACGGGGCCTCCCGGCGCTACTGAGACGCCGGTCGTCCTGCTCCAAGCACCGCCGCCGCCGCCGCATACATTGCCACCGCTTGCCGCCGCAGCCCCGGAGCCGCCTCCAGCAATGCAATCGACGCTATCAACAAGGTTGCAATCGCCTGGAACAGTCCATGAAGAACCCGACACCAGGAAGATCGTAACTTGCGCCACTATTGGAGCGCCTTGATTAAGTACGTCGAAGTGCCGTTGATGCGCCGAACCGAGATGATGAACTTGTGCGCGTTCGTCGTCGTCAACGGCTCGCCGATGTTGGAGTTTACAGTATAGCCGGAGAAGGTGATGGCTCCGGCCGAAGCATCGTTGGTGATCAGGATATCGATGGCACAGTCACTCGCAGGAACATTGAAGGTAAAAGCGCCGTGGTTGGTGCCAAACTGGTAGTTCCCCAAAGCCGGGTTTGGCGTAAACGGGCTGGCGATGTTTCCGAGGTTGTTCGGCGTAACTGTGTAGCCTCCGGTGATCGTCTGGTTTCCTGCCAGCTTAACCATCGTGGTATCGGTCGGGTGGACATGATCGTCATGCGCCCATTTCGCACTGGACCCTACGGCTGCCACTCCATCCATCGCCGGGGTTGCCGTTCCTGCCGCCGCTGCCACCGCTGCTGTGGGTGCCGTCTGCAATTGCGTAGCTATCTGCTGAAGCGACGTGATGACCTTCTGAGGGTCCTTTTCTTCCGTCCCTGGGACGTAAAGAGGCTCTGTCACTGCGAGCCCTCCGCGACCACGTCAGGTTCGACGCCTGCCGTAAAGGTCCACGTAGTCCCCGCGGGAATGCGACCGACATAGCGCCCGTACCTAGTGGAGCGTCGGAAGTCGCAGCGGCCCGTCCTCGTATTGACCAAGGACTCATCGCTTGCTGTAGAAGCCTCCTGCGGGGTCTCACGGTAGCTCACCGAACCGTAGAACGCGGGAGCGTCAGTCACGGGTCTAAACCCCTTCATGAACACCCTGGCGCTGTCCGTGCCCTGCTCTGCGGTCTGAAGCGTTGCTTCAAGAGTAGCCCCGCGGAAGAATGCGAGCTTGTGCGAGCTATCGAACTGCGCGATTTCAGGCTGAACGGCGGTTGCGTAGGCGTCCAGCGACAGCGTCATCGCGTCGATCGACGCACTGATGGCATCCAGAGCCTCAAGCGTGATGCCGGACTGCGAGATACCCAGCAAAAACTCGCCTGATGCGGCCACCGGAAACCATCGGTCTAGCAAATAGTCATAACCGATGATTGTGTCATAGAGACCGACGGGGCCTGAGGTGGATTTATAGGCCCAATAGACCCTTGATGCCCGCGGATCTGAGGCCGACATGAATAGTTGCAGATTGCCGCGGTCGAGATCGTTGAAGAACGTTCGATCAACCCGCTCGCGCCCGATCTGCACCGGGAAGCCGCCCGGATCGATCTTGTGAAATCCCTTACCGGAATAGAAGAAGATCGTTTGCCCTGCGCGTGCGATGCTGTAGGGCGCAAACAACCCCATATCCTGCGTGAGGCGTTCGATCTGGAAGATGAGCACGCCACCGACATAGGACATGCGCCGAATGGCCTGGTCCTGGAAGATCAGACCAAACTCACCGCCAGCCACGCCGCGAACAATGCCTCCGTCGGGGAATTCCTGGAAGTCCGATGAGTTGATGCCGCTGGTCCAGCTCGTCCCCGAGTTGAAGCTGTTGAGCCCCGACCACTGGATGCGATATGGCGCGGAGAGAAGCCCGGAGAGGACGAGAAAGCGCCCCACGACGCTGATGTAAGCAGCCTGCGGGGGTGAACCTGCGCCATCCGCGAACGCCGTCGAGGACGACAGATCATAAACCTGAAGTGGTGCGTTTGCCTGCGTCGCCCAAACGAGATTGCCGGTTTGTGCAAACTGCCAGTTTGCAGCGAGCGAACCGAACGTCGGCGCTGTATAGGTGCCGGCCGCCTTCGAAACGTCAACCCACGTATAATCCGTGTTGCTCATCCGGTAGAGCTTGGTTGCAGTCCCTGCGAAGATGACCACAGAGCCATCGGATTTCAGGGCGTAGAAACCACCGCGACACGTAGCAGGCAGGGATCCTGAAAACGCCGTGCTCGATGGGAACGGAGCATAACCGTCCCCTTGAGGAAGGACATTGCGGATCAGCTTGGACGCGCTGCCAAGGTAGTCCGAGACATCAGGTTTCCACTCGCCCCATTGAAGCAGCGCCATCAGAGGGCGCCCGCACTGATGAAGAACTGGTCCACCTGAACAGACGACCAACCATAGGCCGAACCTACAGCGCTTGTAAGCGGATGCTTCCTTTCGAAGACTGTTGCCCCTGACAAAAGCATCTGGGCGGGGAATTGCTGATCAGGCGGAAGGGCATTCACGATCGCCTGAAGGGTGGCGGGGATGGTGCCGGTCTTTACCGCTGCAAGCGCCTCGGCTTGGGTAATAATGCCCTGTGCGGCCAGTTGCTGGAAGAATTGGCGGTCCGAAATTGAACCAATAGAGGCGTCCGGCCTGGTGCCGCTGCTGGCTGGGGGCGAATACGTGCCATCGACGAATTTGCCGCCAATATCGAACGTGCTGCCGTTCTCCTTGACGAGGACACAGCCCTCGGGAGCGCTCCAATCGTTCGGATTGTCGAGGATGATCCGGTTGATGATCACGCCGGCCTGATCGGCGACTGCATAAATGCTCATTATCCGACCACGAATTCTGTGACGACGACAAATCCGGCCGTGCCGTTGCCGCCGGCAGCGCTAGTCGTCCCGCTGCTTTGCTGTTGAGAGGCCCCACCCGAGCCCCCGGCGCCGTAGCCGATGCCGGCAACCCCGTTAGTGCTGCCGCCACCGCCTGAGCCGTTGAGAATGGCTTTGCCGCCACCGCCAAATGCGGAAGACCCGCCGGCTCCAGATGGCAGAAATGCGCCAGTAGCCGGCGATACGGTCGAATAGACTCCTGTCCCTGCGCCACCGCCGCCCGCAGCCACATCACCAGTCCCGACCGCGGCACCAGCTCCACCAAGGCCGAACTGACCAACGGATGCGAACTGCCCGAGATTGCCACCGCCAGCAATGCAGAGCGTCCCGACCGACGTACTGCCGCCAGCCGTGCCATTGTTTGCACCCGCCGCACCACCAGCACCCGCGGCGCCGATAGTGACAGTTTGAGAAGCGCCAATCATAGCTGCTGTGGCATAGGTCCGGGAATAGCCGGCCGCGCCACCGCCGCCGCCCGTGTATTGGCCGATCGCCGCACTGATGATTGCACCACCGCCGCCACCACCGCCGCCCACACATTCGATAATGCAGTGGACCATGTTGGCCGTCGGCGTATAGGTGCCGCTGCTCGTAAACACCTTCTTTGTGACCGTTAGCGCGATTGCGCCTGTCTTCGAATTGAAGGAGGAAACCCCGCTTGATGCTGGGGGTGACCAGGTCCCATCCCCGCGCCAATACGTCGAGGAGGATGCGCCTGCCCCGCCATTGAGTTGAGAAACAGGAAGGTCTCCCGTAACTACGTGGTCAGCATCCCACTTCGGGCCATCGACCAGAGCATCCGGATTTGCCGCCGCGCCGGTCAGGGAGGCGTGCTTGACGGTCAAGGTCATTCCGGAATCCAAACCTCAGACGGGGTCGTTGTTACATCCCAAATTCCCGATACCGATGCACCGGTGTCGAAAATAGGAGATCGATCGAAGACGTGAGGGTCGAAAACGCGTAGAGGCCGGGCTTCGCTTGTCCACGCCTCGATCTGCTCGGTTACGGGCGTCCATGTGGTCATGGCGTCGGCCCCGAGAACCGCATTCTCGTTGGCCCGGCATCGAACACCACAGCCTTTTGACTAAGCTGGTTGAGGCTTCCCAAGGCGTTCGAAAGCCCCGAGGCCCATGTCTGGATACGGCCATCTTCCTTCATGTATGGAGCGGCCTCCATCAACGCGCCATAGAGGTATAGATCCGGCGCCATATCCAAAAGCCAATTGGTGCTGTTCGAGGCGAGCGGCGGGACGATCTTCCGATAGACCATCTCAATCGCGTAATTGTCGCTTGGCGTCGGAGCTATCTCGATCTCGCTGCCGAAGATGGTGAAATACGCCGGCTGAGCCGTCACGTTGTTGATCGACAGGCGGTAGGCGTCGAGACCAGCGGGAGACTTGTATTCCAGCGTCGGCTTGCCGGTTAGACCGGACAGACGGATACGCCGCATGGTCTGGAAATCGGAGGGAAGCGAGATAAATTCGAAGTCGGTCGAAAGGATGTCGATCGTTGTGGTGACGCGGGTCTCCATCTGACGAACGAACAGCTCGCGGTTGAACTTGGCCTCCGAGAACTGGATGAAGGTCGGTATGCGAGCCGTCAGATTGTCTCTTGCGAGGTACTCGGCGATAGCCGCCTGAAGGTCGGAGTAGTTGGCAATGGTGCTCATACCTTGCCGTCCTTCGTGCGCCAGGCTGCGTTGTCGCCATTATTGAGCCAATTCTTGATAAACTTCTTGTCGTCCTGCGTGACTGCATCAGCGAAGCCGGAATCGTGCACGATGTTCAGCGGGATCGAGGCGACGCGGTGATATTCACCCTTCCAGTTGGAAGACGCGGAAGCTCTCGCCTCCGCGTTCTCCTTTATCGTCTGCTCCACCGGATAGTCGATCCGGTAGATGTCCTTTTGCCCATCGAAGTACGACCAAACGGTGCGCCCTGTGGCCGGGTCGTGATCTACAAGGGTGAAGCCGTTGGCATCCTGGATGGGCATATGGATTACCGCAGCGGATCGGTGCGCTCAGCTTTGCGCTGATCGATCAAGTTGCGAGCGTCGTTCATGGCCACTTCGACCATGCTGTTGAGGGGATGGCGCACGCCCTGGCCATCCCACCAGTCGTAAAGCAGGCGTACCTTGACGGTATCCGTCTTGCCGTCACCGTCCACGGTCAGGCCGGTCAGGTCCTCCGTGCGAAACTCGCCAGCGTCGCGCTGACGCTCGGAGGCCAGGATCGCCTTGACGTGAGCGTCATGCGGATTGCCGGGATACGGCGCTGCCTGGGCCACGTTGCCGATATTGCTCTGGTCTTCCTGGTCCTGCCGGATTTCTTCGGAGGACTGGGCGCGGGGCTGGCCGATGTTCGGGACAATCTTGGCATCGGCATGATCGACCGATGCGGCCTTCTCCCGGTTCTTGGCGCGGCCATCTTCCAGGTCCTTGGCCATCTTGTCTCGAACAGCCTTGGCACTGCCCATCTTGGGCTGTTCCACAGGCTCCCCAAGCGGGCGGCCGGTGACAACCACCTTTTCAGTGGTAGCCGACGGCTGAGCAGTCGTCTCGGTCGTCTGGGAAAACATCGTTCCCGTCTTGGTGTCGTCGTCGTTTGCCATGGGGGTTCTCCAAAAGGAAAAAGGGACTGGCAAAATGCCAATCCCTTAACAAAGTGAGGCCAGGAAAGATCAGGTCGAGGCGGTCAGGCCGAACACGTCGGCGATCACACCCAAGCCCTTCTCGTTCTTGACGCGGAGAGTGCCCTCGCCGATCAGAACGCACTTCTCGGCGTCGCCGGTCTTGGCGATATCCTTCACCTCGTGGATCTTGCGCAGCCAATCGTACTCGACCATATCGGTATCGATCAGAAACACGTTGCGTGCGACGCCGGCATTGACGGCCATGACGCGGTCGGGATGGATGAGGACCGTACCAAACGGACCCTCATAGGCGTCCGCATTGGCAATGATCGTCTTCTTGCCGCCGGCCGAGGCGTCGTAGCGGAACGTTGCCACGTTGGCGTCGGACATGAAGGTCACGAACACGCTCTTGACGTAGGGCGAGCAGAAGACGTGCTTCACGTTCGCGCCAGCAGTGTAGGCCGCGGACATGACGGTATCCAGGAGCACCTTGGTAAAAGCGCGCTGGGTGCCGTTGGTGGCCGCGACGGTCAGGCCCGTACCGGACGAAAAGCCGCCATTGGCGCCGGTGGCGCCGCGTGCAACGTTCGTCACCAGCCAGGACGGCAGGCCGCCCGAAACACGGGTTGCGCCGCCGACGGAGGCCACGTTGGAGACGATCGAATACTCCACGTCCTTGCGGAGTTCGATGCCCTTCTTGATCTTCTGGTACTTGCGCTTCTGGATGCGGCCGGCGTCATCCACCTCCTCCTGGGTGTCGGAGAGAATGAACTCCTTGCGCATGATCTGGGTGTAGTTGCCAACCCGCACCGGCGGGGTGATAGCGCCGAATGCGAATTCATCGCCTTCGAGCTGCACGTTGGACGCGGGAGCGGCGAGATCGTCCGTTTCCCACTCGGGATGGACGCCCTTGACGCTGCCCTTGCCGATCATGGAATAGATCGGGGTATCTTCCGGGGTAATGCGGGACACAACGTCGGACAACTGTTCGCGGTTGCCGACGGCCGAGGTGGACTGGAAGGTATTCGCAACAATGGCCAATTTGGCCTCCTATGGATGATGGGGTTCAGTCGAAATCGACCGCCATCGCGTCATGGATCGAGCCTGATTGTGCCAACCGCTTCATCGCGTCCTGATTTGCACGCACCTTGCCCGCATTCGGTCCAACCGGCCGCTTTTGCGCGGCTACCGGAGGAACGTTCGCGACCTTGGCAACGGCCTTTGCCTTCGCAGCTTCCGCCTCCATCCCAAGCTTTGCGTAATGCAAGACCTTGAAATAGCGGTGGTCAGTGATGGCGCCCAGCTCCTGATCGGAGAAGCCGATCTCTCGCGCCGCGCTGAGCGTGGCGTCGAAGAACTTCTTCTGACCTTCAGGCTTGGTGATCTCGGGGAACGCTTCCGTAAGTTTGGCGATTTCAGCCCGAGTGACCTCGGTCTGCTGCTCTTGCGTAAGCGTATTGCCAACATCCTTGGCTGAGGTGGCCTTCTCGACGATGGAGTTGACGAACGCCATCGCACCTTCGTGCTGCGCCTTTTCCTGCACGTACCGAACGGGGTCCGACAGGGCAAGGGACGGGTCCGGTGCCGCCGGCACCTGTGACATCAGAACTTCAGAGATCGCGTTCGCCGATTGGGTCACGCGGGTTGACAAAGTCTCAAGCTCGCGCCGTTTGTTCGCGAGGTCAGTCGTTTTGTGGCGATAATCCCGATCGCGCATATAGCCCGATTTCAGCTCTTTCAGTTCGAGCTTCTCACCGCCTGGCATGGCGATAACGATGGAATCGTCCGGTTCGGCCGTCGCCTTCTCGGTCTTTTCCTCGGTCTCAGGTTTTGGTGCGTCGGGGTCCTCGGCCTCTTGGCTCGTCTGAGCCTCATCCGTCTCGCTGTTGCTATCGGTCTCGGCGGGCTTGGTTTCGGGATTGTCCTGATCTTCATCCGGGTCCGCATAGTCCCAAGTCTCGGGCGAGTTATCGAGTCCATCGGAGGGGGTGGCCTGAACGCTCTCAGCCGAAGTGTCGGCCGAGTTGGCGGGTGCCAGTTCGGTTGCCATTTCTAGTCCTCTGTTGATTACCGGCTAAGCCGGCGCTTTTCTGCCACTACTCGGTTGGCCCTCGTTGGCGAGGGCTCCGATGCGTAGCCGCAAATTCCTGATAGCGCGGAGGGCTGAAATGTGCTCCTCACGCTTTTCTACCTCGTGACGCTGTGAAGCTACGGCGCCGTTGACCTCGGCTGCCTCTAGCTCGTCCATCAGCTCGTTAAACAGCGGTATGGCCAGGATGGCTTGCGCCGCTGAGGTGCGCGCGGTGCGGTCTGTCACTGCACAGCCTGCTCAAACTGCCGGTTCTGCGCGTCCGCCTGATGCTGGCGCTCTGCCCGTGCATCCTCGCGGTCCATCCGTTCCCGCTCAAGCGCGATATTGGCCTGGATCTTCGCGTATTCAATCCGCTCCTGAGAGGCGATCTTCTCGCGCTCGATCTGGAGCTTTTCGGCCTCGCTCTGGGCTTTAATCGAAGCCTCGTGCATAGCGGCCTGAGTTTCCTTTTCAAGCTCGGCCTGCTTGATGACCAGATCAGCGTTGCGCTGCTCGCGCTCTTTGTTGGCCTCAACCTGCATTTTCTTGTCGGCGAGTGCCATTTGAACTTGGCCTTTAGTCTGCTCAACCGCGACCGCGCCTTGGGTCTTTTCCTGTTCGGGAGACGGCTTCTTGGCCATGGCATCAGCGAAGGCTTTGGACTCCTCCGGCGTCGGGTTGCTGAAATACTGGTCCACAGACTTCAGCCCGGACGCCTCAACCGTCTTGGCGATGCCGTTGTAAAGCTGCTCCGGCTTCACATAGGGGTTATTCGCAGGCCCGAAGGCCGCCAGTAGCTTCTCCTGCAAGCCCGTGACAATCGACATCATCATCATGTCGCGCTCACGGGTGCCCGCCCCAAGTCCCGTGTTGACCGTGGCGTCCATCTCCACGTTCCACGTCCGGGGGTCGAACTGCACCCACTTGCCACGGAGCCGCACCGTGCGGGGCTGATCCTGGTGCTGGATGATCAGCTTCAGGAGCCCGCGGAAGGCCGGCCTGAGGCAATGCGCGATGGTCCGCACCATCATCTCGGTCTGCCCGATGCCGGCCTGTTCCACCATAGCCGACGCCGTAGCCGTCATGTTCTGCAATGCGTCCGGTGGAAGCCCGCCCGATGCGTCAGAAATACCCGTGCGCTCGTGCAGCTCCTGATCCAAGTAAGACAGCATGGCGAACGACTTTTCAGCCACGAACGGAACTTGCCTCGTCGAAAGAACAGCTCGGACATCGGTTCCAGACGCGACCCGGATCGGGAGCCCAAACTGCGGGCTGGTCACAGCCTCCGGATTGATGATCGCACCTTCCTGAACCACGTCCTGGAGATTGTTCTGCCAGTACAAATTATCGAGGGTCTGACGCAGCAGCACCGTCTTGATCTTCTGTATCTCCATCGAGTCGTCCGAGGTGGAGTTGCCCTCCCATTGATGGGGCCGGCGCTCGCACACCACGTCCGCGTAATTGATATCGTCCCAAGGCTCGTTCTCGAACAGGCATTTCTCGGTCAGGCCGCCGGCAAACACTACGCGACGCAACTCCGCAATACCGTCGTCGTCGAAGTCGATGCGGACCAATAGCTCGTAGTATTCCACCTCCTCCATCGACTTGGCGGTGAGCTGGTCCCGGTTGAAGATGTCCCGGCGGCGTGTAGTCTCCTCCTCGTCCTTTTGGCGGCTGGTTCCAGCAAGAGGCAGATCATCGACCCGCTTCCGGTCATAGCCCATCGCGACAAGGTCAGATCGACGAATGCGATAGCCCTCGCCAATGATCGGCGAGTCCAGCATGTTGATCGCGTCGGGGTGGATCAGGAAGTTATCCATGGGAACCGCGGCCATCTTGGCGCGGCACTTCTTGATCTTGCGCTTGATCTTGACATCATGCAGCGTGACAGGCTGCATTTCGATCATCTCAGGCTTGGCCGTGTGCTCCAGCACTTCCACGTTGTCGTCGGACACAAGCTGAGTGAAGGCAGCCTCGTCCAATCCTGAATGCGTTGAAACCTTGATATCGATCCGCTCGTCCTGCCACCATTTCAGGATGCCATTGCGAAGCAGCAAGGCGTCGTAAATCGCGTCATGAACGGCGTTAGGGCCCTCGCTCTCGGGGAAGGCCAGATAGTTCACATAGTCGGTGGCCTGCTGTGCGGCGGGGTCATCACCCTCCTTGACGGGGAGATACTCCACGACCTTGTCACCGCCCAGGATCACCCTGACGATCGACGGAAGAACCTTCTTCAGCTCACCGCGGACATCGCGAGACACGACCTTGGAGCGCCCCTCATCGGACGGCGTGTCGCACATCTCGCCGTCGTAATACTCCATGGCGCGCGTGCGGTTGACGCTTTGCTCCTCCCGATAAAGCTCGCAGTCCTTCACGAGGCCAGCAACGAACTTGCACAGGTCCTCGTCGGTCATCTCGGCCATTAAGCGACTTTCCGAGCGGTGAACTTCCATGACTTGTCGTTCGGCTTCACACAGGCAAAGCGCAGCATCATCAGCGCATAGCGAGAGGCTGAGATCGCGTCGTCTCGCTCTTTCACGATCTTGCCGTCCTTCCGATGATACAAACGACGCTCCTCAAGCCACGCCCCGCACGTCTTGAAAACCTTGAACCGGCCCGTCAGCATCCGATCCAACATTTCCATCAGGCCGGCCTCGACGCTGTTAGACCCGTCCTCAAACTTGGCATTCTCTTGCAGCATGTTGAGACCTTGCTCTCGATACTGCTTTGATAGGTTCTCGCCGGCTGCCGTATCGTTGTTGCCGTCATGCGGCCACGACCATGGCAGCCACTCGCCCCACGGCTTCAGCGCCGCGGCGTGGAACACTGGCGTCGCCTCGCGCTGGCGATAGTCCTTGGTCAGATAAACCACGTCAGCGTCACGATCCCATGCCAGACAGGCTGCCGCCGTGGGATGGTCCCAACCGAAGTCCAAGCCGCCTATTTGCGGCCAGTGCTTTGGAATCTCGATAGGATCGCAAACTATGTTCTCTTCGAGGACCGGGAAGATCAGGCCGGACCCCAACGTCGGGATGCCCTTCGACCTGGCTTCGCGCTCATGAGCCGGATAGCTCGCGATGATCTTGGCCCGCTCTTCCGGGCTATAGTGCTCAGCGTCATCGATCGTCATAGACGTGACGATGCGCGCCGCAGCGCCTAGATCCTCCTTAGCCGGCATGATGAACCTGCTGACCACTGTGGACATGCCCAAGAGCGGCGTAAATGTCGTCTGAGCGAATTGCCCCCGCTGGCCGTTGTTTGTTCGGGTCAGGCCCTCGCTGTAGATATCCTCTGGCGGCTCCTCGTCAAACCACACTCCATCGACCGTCGGGCCCTGCCACTTCTCCCGGCCCTTCTCATAGGCCTTGAAGGCGACCACACTCTCACCCGCCTGGACATCACCGCCGCCGCCCCAGCGAACCACGACGCTGTCTAGGAGGTTCGGAACGCCCATGGCGCGGGTACGATCTCGGATGCACTCCAAAGGGACGAAGCCCGTTCCCCACTCCTCTTCCTTCGCTGGAGGGCCGATCAGAATCCTTTGCGGGTTGTCCCGCGTGCTCTCGCCTGTGACAGATCCAGCCCACAACAGCGGCGCGGTGTCGAACGTCGCTCCATCCCACCAATCAGGATAACGCCCGGTCAGATGCAGCGCCCATTCAGCTCCACCCGCTACGGTCTTGCCAAGCTGGTTGCCAGCCATGAACAACCGCTCACTGAAGCCGGCGCCGTGGAGATGGAATTCCCGTTGCTTGCGGTACGGCCGATAGAACTTGAGCTTGTTAGTGCGGTTTCGCCGATCCATCTCCGCCAAAAGCTTCGACTTCTCCCTCAAGAGCAAGGAAAGGTCGGATGGCGGAGTCGAGCTGCCGGATGCGCTCGATAAGTTGGTCATCGGTCAGGTCGTTCTCAGTTGTGACTTTGAGTTCCTTCGGAAGGATCGAGGCGATAACCTTGATGTAAGCGTCCGGCTTGTCCTTCCGAACGGCTTGAATGGCCGCGATGCCATGCTGCTCGAAGTCGTCGTGCAGGGCAGCAATGAAGTCCTCGCCAAGCTTGTTCCGCGAACCCTTGGGGCGGCCTGGGTTTCCCGGCTCAAAGCGCCGGCCTTCCGGGGGCTGCCTCTTACCCGTATTTTCCGCGTTTTTTCGGGGGGATTTGCTCACAAGATATCACTTCCACTGTCTCATATCGTCCGGGTCGCATGGCTGCCAGCGAACGGGTGACGTTGGGGACGAGACGAACATTCCGAAGAAAAAGCCCCAATGCGATATGCTCATTTGCCTCAAAAGAAAATCGCCCCGGCCTTGGAGGTTTGGGGGAACGAGGGCCGGGGCTAGTGGGGTCGTTGGGAGGACACATAAGCCAGAAAACGGCACAAGCCGCCCGGCGGGTGAAAGCTAAGCGACCGGCCGTGATGATGAATTGCTGATTTGCTCGGAACTGTCATTTAGTGATTTGTTAAAATTCACGGCTTCATGCCATGAAGGATGCGGATTACCTGCTTGTGCGCCATCCGATATGTGGCGTTCACGTTGAGGGCGCCGAGGCGCCGTTCAACCTCCTTCAGCGTCTGGCGAACGATCTCGTCGCGATCAACCTCGCTATAGGAGCGCTGCGGAGGCTTGAAGGTGGATTGCTCAACCTGGATCATGCCGCCCTCACTGAGCACTCGTTCATCCGCCCGTATCGGTTCTCCTCGATGAGCTTGAAGTCGATCCTCCGGCCCTTGCGAGCCGTCACGACAGCCAGCATATCGTTAAATTCTCCCTCGACAATCTTGATGCGTGCCCCGATTGGGATTGGCGCATTCTGCCGGGTCTGGAGCTCCATTTGCCCGGTCTCCTTGTTCAGTTCGTAGAACGGGCACGGCTCTTGCCGGACGAAATCCCACTCTCCGTAAACGTAGCGCTCGCGCATGCGCTGGACGAAGTGGGTAGGGATTCGCACCGGGTCGGGATTGCTGACAAATCCCTCGATGCCGTTTACCTTGCGAGCGGCGCCGAAGGACTGGCGTGGTTGGTCGACCTCGACAAAGACGTACCTGCCGAGCAAAGGCTTCTCCTTGGCCGTCTTAACGCGAGCGTGGGACACCCAACGGCGGATCTTCGGGTAGAAGCTCCGATAGCCGAGTTCGTGAAGCCCGAGAGCCGCGCGCGCCTGGCAGTTCGGATTGGTCACAGCGACATACCACCGGGACGTGGCCGTAATCTGGAACTGATCCTCTGCCCGCTCGCGCTCGATCAGATCGACGAACTCGACCACCTGCCCGATCTTGTAGTTCACCGGCTGATTGCTCACTGCGATTGCCCCGTTCATGCTGCGTCCTCGTCCTTCGGTTTGAAGGCCAGATTGTAGTGCGCGTAGTGGTGCCACAGTTGCTCGATCGTCGGGGCCTGAGCCTTGGTCTCAACCGGCTTCTCAGGCTCTCCGATGCCCCAGTTCTCGCCATACCTGGCCCTAAGCTGAGCCATCGTCGGCCGCTCGCCCTTCTCCATCCGCTCGCGCATTTCGAGTTGTTCCTTGATGCGCTTCAGCCTGAAGTGCTCCTCGCGTGCGGACTCGAATTCGCCCTCGCAGGCGTCCCGGACTTCCTTGACGGTCGGGAGCCAGCCCTTCTTGGACGGCAGCCCCGTGGCCGGGTGCGTCACCCGTGTAATGACCTCCTCGGGGTATCGTGCAAGGATCGTCGTGATCGCGGCAACATAGGTTTCAGGATCGTTCGCGTCACCCGTGCGATAGCAGCCGAGGAGTATCTTGGCCCTCGACGCGGCGTAGATCGTCGCCGCCTCTTGGTGGGCCATCGAACTCGGCAAGTTTTCGGACGAGATCGTCAGCGGCTTGAATGATTCCGTTTTTCGGTTTTCCATGGGTCACCGTGAGGGTTTCAGCTTGGCGGACTTCGACGTTCGGGAGCGGCGCCTGTCGCTTGGCGAAGGCGGTCGCGAAACATTTCTCGTAGTAGATCAACGGCTTTCCTGGACCGATGCGGCGGCACTCGGCCTCGACCAGATCGCCAGTCCAGCCAGCCCGCTCCCACTCGATTGCTCGCCAATCAGCGCCGGCAAGCTCCGGGGGGACGTGCAAGGGGTTTTCAATGCCGAGGGCTCGCCACAGCGAATCCGCCAAAGCTTTCGAGCCTTGCGTGAACGCGCTCGCCCGCGGTCCTATCTCATCTTCTTCTTTGGCAGTGGCATTTGGAATATGGGCTTTATCGCCCCCATTATCCGGGGGGTTAACCCCTCCCTTAAGCTTTGGGTTACCGCCGCCCTTCCCGTTTTCCTTGTCCTTAACGGCCTTCTCGAAGTCGCGGCGCATGCGTCGGGAATAGATCGTCCCATCGTCGTCCCGGCTAAACACGCCATTGCCTTCGAGCTCCATAAGAAGCGCTGTGCATTCCTTTTCAGAAACCCCTGAGAGGCCGGCGAGCTGCTTCTTGTCGATGCGCTTCCCATTGACGAGCAGCGAGCCGTAGCGCTCCGCATCATGCATGATGCACATCATCTCAGCCCAAAGGCCGCGGGCACCGATCGAGCACAAGCGCAGCATCGCGTCAGCCCGCCAGTCGGCAGGATAGAATTTCATCCATGGATTGCGCGCTGGCTTCAAGCGAGCATCCCAAGAGAGTGCATGTAAAGTTCAAGGATCGTCTCGGCTTCGGCGCGCTCGTTCGGGTCCTGCTTGCGCATCCGCACGATGGTGCGCAGCGCCTTGACGTCGTAGCCGTTGCCCTTGGCTTCCGTGTAGATATCCTTGATGTCGTCGCCGATGACCTTCTTTTCCTCCTCCAGACGTTCGATCCGTTCAATGACGGAGCGAAGCTGGTCCTTTGAGAATTTCGTCACGGGTTCGTCGGCGGCGCTATTGTGCCCGATTGTCGGTTCTGACATTCGCGCTCTCCTGGCTGTTGGTTTCGGGAACGCGGTGGTGTTTACGCAGCGCAAAAGACGCGCCGTCACAGACGATGTTGGCGAGGTGGCATTCTGCGATCTCGAACCGCAGAAGCTCATCGGAGCCGAATATCTGGATGTTCAGCAGATATCGATCTGGAGCCGGAGACGTGAGGTAGGCAAGCTTTGCGACGGTCATGCCTCCCTCCCCGGGTTACAGCCCTGCGCAGACCTCGTCAGGAGGTCCCAGATGCGTTCATTCTGAATCCGCAAGCCAAGCTCCCGTAATGCAATGGTGCCCTCGCTGGCGGTCTCAGGCTCGATTGGACGCGGCTTCAGGCCGAAGTCTATCCGCTTGAGAGGGGGACGGTGCTCGGTGACGTTCATGCGGCCCGGTTCTCCTTGCGTAGCTGCTTCGTCAGCCGCTCCTTGAGCAGCGCTTCCAGTTCGATACGGCGGACTGAGCGGGGCTTCTCATCGGCTACCAAGGCGCGGAGGTGTGCTATCTGGTGAGGCAGCGGGAGGCGCTGCATGCGGCGTGCAATGAGGTGGATCGGCGTCATGTCAGTTGCTCCTCAAGGCAGCGAACCGTTTGAGCGAGCTGCGGATCGGTCTCCATCTTGCGCGCAATCAGCTTGCACGCATGCAGGATCGTGGTGTGATCCTTGTTGCCGAACCTGCGGCCGATGTCCGGGAAGCTGCGCGTTGTCAGCTTGCGCGCGAGGTAAAAGGCGATCTGGCGAGGTCTGACGATCTTCGCGAACCGCCGCGGCGATTCCAGATCAGCGAACGTAAGATTGAAGTGCTGCGCAACGCAGCGCTTGATGTCCTTGACGGATGGCCCCTTCGGATCGGGAGCCTCCTCGACCACAACCTCTTCGATAGCTTTGATCCATCTTGGATCAAGGGGCGGCGGCGGAAGCTCAGGCTCCGTTACCTTTTCGATGATCACGACCGGCGCGGGCTTGGCGATCGCCTCGCTGTGAAACTTCATCAGGCGCGACAAATGCGCGTTGCATGAATGCGCGTTTCTGGCGCGAATACCTTCTTGATATGTCCTGAACTGGATACTCTCTTCCATCACTTTCCCCGCTCCAAAAATGCGCGCAGTTTTTGCTGCGCTTCAATTCGCCTTCTCCGTCGCCTCCAGTAGGAGACGAGCGCTTTCCAAAGCCGCATCGATTTCTTCCTTGAGCAATCGTTCTCGGTCTCCTGCCTGTTCGACGCGCTCACATACCCGGCGGTAAACCTGGATGAGGTTGAGCCCCACTGTGAAGCGAGGCTCTTTGGCCCCGTTGGTAGATAGAAAACTGCGAAGCCATGTGGCTGAGGTGCCGACCGTCTGAGCGACGATCTCGTAAGCCACCATCCGCGATCCGGTCCGGCGCTCTTCACGGTCCACAAGGGCCGCTGCGGCGCTTCTCGTTAGGTTTGCAACCCCATTCATTGCTTTTCTTCCCGCACTCTTTGCAGCCATTTCTGCAACGCTCCATGCTCATTTGTTTGAGCGATGAAGCACACACCCGATAACGACGATGAACCCTTCCAACCGCTCGGCCTCCACGCCTTGCGATTGCTAGTTAAGCTCGACGAACAGAAGAAGAAAAACGAAGGACAGGAGAGCAGCAGCGGTGCCGACGACAAGCAACGCGCGCTCGATCAAGATGAATTTGTGCGGAGAGGCATGGAGCGCATCAGGAGATTCGAGGAGCGCGCCGCTGGCGTAGATGCTTCCGGACGGAAGCGGAGGGTATGAGGAGTTGGCGCTAGTACCGCGTGCGCCACGAGAGCCCGCAGCTTGTTGATTCCCCGTCGAGAGCTGCGGGCTCGCCACTTCTCGAATGTGTATAAAATTGCTCACGACAGCACCGTTGACGGTTGGTGAGGTTCCGCGCGGCTGCGACAAAAGTTTTTGTCACGCGCGATTGAATCCATTTGTGTCAGGTTTGCGACGGTGATTAGATGCCGGTTCTTCCCGCTGGGAGACCAAGCATCATGACCGACGAAGAGCTGCTGGCGCAGGCGCCGGCACTTCCAGTTTTGTACTTTGATGGCTACGGAGCCTATCGAAAGGTCAACGGTGTTCTCCGATGCGTCGGATATACTCTGGAGCTTGGAGCCCAGTACAATCTCATCACATCGCTGGCTGGTGCCGAGCATGGCAACCGCGCCGTTCGTCATGTCCTGGACGAAACCCCGACAAAGGGCATGACGATCTGGAATGGGACGGCACTCGCTCATTGAGCGGCCTCCAATGTCTGATAGTCGTCAGCACTGGATGCGCCGGCCGTGAATTCCTTGATCTTCTCGATGGTGGCCCAGTCCGGCCTCACCTTGCGGCGCCTAATCCTGCTCACGGTGACGCGGGATCGCTCGATGCCGAGTGCAACCGCCTCGTCATCGAGTTCATGGAGGGTCATGTAATCAGAAAGATGCATGGCCGCGTTGTACGCCATGCGTACGAATGGCGTCAAGGTGTTTTGTACGCCCGGTGTTGTTTTCTCCGGAACCGGCGCCGTGCATGATGCGTACATGGGTAAAAAGCCAACCAGGTCGCCGCCGCCAAAGACGAAATTGCGGCCGCTCTATCAGCAAACCTTCATTCGAGCATGGAGGGAGCGCCGCGAGATGTCCCAAGAGGAACTAGCCGAGAAGGTCGGGGAGCATCTCCGAGAAAATGGGATCAGTGATAAGGGCTATACCTACGCCAGCATCGGACGGATCGAGAACGGCCGGATGCCATATTCCCAGCCGATTATGGAGGGAATTTCAGAAGCACTTGGAGTTCCCGTGGCAACGCTCATAGCCCAGCCTCCTCCTCAAGAGGGTGAGGAAATGCCTCCTGACCAGGAAACTCTCATAAGGCTCTGGAACGACGTCCGGCGAACAGTCCGCCGCTAGGACCATAGATAACCCGCTGATTCCCGCGGGTTTTCTTTTGTCTAAAATAAATGTACGCCTGACGTACGATTTTGCTTTACGAGACTGTACGCGAGGTGTACAACGATCCCCACAACCACGGGGAAGCATCTTGAACCTCATCGTTTCGCCCACCGCCCTGCCCTCTCTCATAGACCGTGCCGCAAGCGCGCTCATCAACGCTCGCTCAGCCGCAGAGGTCCTTGAAGCCCGCGATATGGCTTCCGTCGCCTACAACACAGCGAAGATGGCGGCTCGGCTCGCCAAGGCAAAGAAAGCCCACGACGACCTCATTTCTGCGGTCTTTCGCACTCAGGCCGACGCCCTTGAAATAGAAGCTGGCGCAAAGCGCCGCCTCGCCGACGAATATGACGCCGCCCAAGAACGGGGCGAGATCAAATCGAATGGCGGGGATCGCACTGTTCAACTTCCGAACAGTGAAGATGTCGGCCTCTCCCGCAGAGAGATCCACGAAGCCCGCGCTATCCGGGACGCCGAAGTAGAAGAGCCCGGAATCGTGCACCGAGTGATCAGTGAAGCTGTCTCCGCAGGTGAAGAACCTACCCGAGCCAAAATCACCAAGGCCGTTAAGGCAAAACGCACGCGCGGCCCTCGCTTCGAGGCTCCCCAAGAAAGTCAACACGACCGCGACCTCCGCGCCTTGATCGGCGTGTGGGACAGCGCCTGCGAGACTGCCCGCCAAGAATTTCTCGAAACCGTCGCCTAAGGAGCGAAACACATGGGTTCTGTTATCTCGATCAACGGAGCGAAGGAAGCACCGAAGTCTGAGCAAAGCCGGATGGAGACCATCATTGTCACGCAGTTGATGGTGGCTGCGTGGAAAATCCCGCCCTTCCAGCGCCCGTTGCGCATCAACGAGAAGGTGCGCGCCGTCACCGAACAGATCAAGACTTCCGAAACCGTTGAAGGCGTGATCACGCTCGGCAAGCTTCGCAACGATCCCTCGCACTACATCGTGGACGGCCAGCATCGCATTGAAGCGTTCAAGCTCTCTGAAACTCCGGAGGCTTTCGCCGATGTTCGCGTCGTGTCGTTCACGTCCATGGCGGATATGGCCGACGAGTTTGTGCGCTTGAATTCCAGTCTGGCCAAGATGCGCCCGGATGACATCCTGCGCGGCATGGAGGCGTCGATTGCTTCCCTCAAGGCGATCCGCAAGAGCTGCGAGTTTGTCGGTTATGATCAGGTTCGTCGCGGCAAGTCGAGCCCGGTTCTCAGCATGTCGGCTCTTCTACGTTGCTGGGGCGCTGCGAGCTACGAGACGCCCGCCGGCAGCAGCTCCGGCCTTTCGGCCGCCGGTCTCGCTCAGGCTCTTGATCAAACCTCACTTCAAAACCTGATCGCCTTCCTCTCTGTCGCCCACGCCGCGTGGGGCCGCGATCCTGAATACCATCGCCTTTGGGGAAACCTCAATCTCGCTCTCTGCATGTGGTTGTGGAATCGCCTTGTGATCGACCGCGACCGCATCGGCAACAAGCGATACGTCGTCCTGACCATTCCGGAGTTCAAGCAGTGCCTGATGTCCCTGTCCGCGAACGGTGATTATCTCGATTGGCTCCAGGGCCGCAACCTTAACGACCGCGACCGCAGCCCTTGTTATTCGCGCATCAAGGGAAGCTTCTCTCGCCGCATTTCTGGCGACACCACAAAGAAGATTTCGCTTCCGTCTCCCGCTTGGGCATCGAAGTAGGACACCGACATGGCCACCACCAACCAACTACTTCGCGAGTTCGAAAAGGTCTGCGGGCCGCAGCTTGAGCAGGTTCGCAAGCATACCTTCATCGATGGTGCGGTGAAGACCGGCCTCGTTCCCGCGACCGGCCAGTACGCCGCTCATCTTGAGGATGGCGCCATTCGCGGCCACGGCCACTCCCGTCATTCGGCCATCGCCGACCTCGTCGAGAAGCTTCATCTGATCGACGAAGAGCCCTTCGACCACGAAGCCGCTCGCGCCGATCACATCGTCAGCCTTCGCAGGGAGGCGTGAGATGATCCGCGCCCTCGCCGAATTCACCTCGCTCGCCCTCTTCATCCTCATGCTCGCCACTTTTGCAAAGATTGCGGAGAGGATGCTGTGACCCGCGACACCAAAGAGATCATCCGCGCCATCCAATACAACTTCCACCAGATCATGGCCGCCAATCCTCAGGAGAAGCGCCGGCTGATCGATCAGATATTCGATTATGAAACCGTGCAGCAGAGCGTCGCCGCGGCGATGGCCGAACCGGAGTTTGTGCAGTGAGTGAGGCCCCAGATCTCCACCGCTCAATCGAAGCCGCAAAGAGCTTGCGCCTGGAATTGGCGCGCACGATCGCGGGTGATGACGAGCAGGCGCTCGCCGACACATTCGACGGCGAGACAACCCTGGACGCGGAAATCCGCGCCGCCGTTCTCACGATCGAAGAGGACGAGATTTTCATCAGCGGCATCAAGGCGCGCGAAACCGAGCTGAAGGCGCGGCGGGCAAGGCTGGAGAAGCGCGTCGAAGCCACCCGCGGCCTGATCGAACAGGCGATGGTGGTCGCCAACTGGCCCAAACTGGAGATGGACATCGGCACGGTCTCCGTCGGCAAGGCCACGCCGCGGATTGAGATCGACAACGAGAGCGAAGTCCCCACGCAGTTCTGGAAACGTCAGGACCCTGTTCTCGACAAGGCCGGCCTCGGAAAGACGCTGCGCGAGCGCCAGAAGGCCTTGGAAGCCATCGCCAAGCTCAAGACCGCTGAAGAGCGCGCTGCGGCACTGGCGGCGCTGGAAACCGAGATGCCGGCCATTCCCGGCTGCCACCTTGAGACCGCTGGCGTCTCGCTCACCATCCGCAGGGGCTGACATGAACCAGATTGCACATATCTCACCGTCATCGTTCTGGACGCCGCGCCAGCTTGCCACGATCAAGCAGACGGTCGCTAGCGACACCAACGAGATCGAGTTCGATCTGTTCATCGAATATGCCAAGGCTAAGCGCCTTGATCCGTTTTCGAAACAGATCATTGCCGTCGTCTATTCGAAGGATGATCCCAAGAAGCGCAAGATGACGATCATTGTCACCCAGGACGGGCAACGCGTGCTCGCGTCGCGCTGCCGTGACTATCGACCGGCCGAAACAGAGCCTGATTTTGTCTATCATGAAGATCTGAAGGGACCAACCAATCCCCTTGGCATCGAAAAGTGTACGGTCAAGCTATGGAAGCAAGACAATACCAACGCATGGCATCCGGTGATCGGATGGGCGTACTGGACGGACTACGCGCCGATCAAGACCTCCGGCGAGGCATTCGAGTGGGTTGAGACCGGCGAGACCTATCAGGACTCCGGCAAGCCCAAGAAGCGCAAGCAACTGAAGGCCGGCGCCGATATCTCCAAGATGCAAGCGCTCGACGATAGTGGCAACTGGGCCAAGATGCCCCGCGTCATGCTGGCAAAGTGCGCAAACATGGTGGCGCTTCGCTCCGGCTGGCCTGAGACCTTCGACGGCGTCTATGCCGAGGAGGAGATGGAGCACATCCAGGTTCAAGACCGCTCCGCATCCGAAATGGTCGAGCTAGAGCGCGAGCAGCGCCGCATGAAGACAATCGCCATGTCAGACGACGAATACCCGTTCGTAGATGATGCTGGTCACCTGACTTTCATCCATGCCGGCCGGTACGCCGACCACATCATCCAGAACGCGCGCCTGTGCGCCTCTGCGGACGAGCTTGAAGGCATGAAGGTTCGTAACCGGGAAGGCCTCCAGCGCTTCTGGGCTCGGCACAAGGACGATGCGCTCGCCGTGCGCAAAGAGATGGATACGCTACCGGCCAAGCTGGCGAAGGGAGCGGCAGCATGAACGACGCTTGCCCTCCCGAGCCGTTCCAATGGGACGGCGAAGTGATGCGCCCTCTCCGGCCACGTCGCGCTGATGCGTTCTATGCCGTCGGCGAACGCTACATCCTGGCTCCTGTCTCGCAGCGCTCCGATGCGACGCACAAGCACGAATTTGCCTGGCTGCGCGAGGCGTGGATGTCCCTGCCCGACCACTTGGCCGAGCGCTTCCCGACCTCGGAGCACCTCCGCAAGTTCGCCCTGATCCGCGCCGGCTATAGCGATAGCCACACGATTGTCTGCTCGTCCAAGGCGGAAGCGCTGCGCGTTGCGGCCTTCATCCGGCCGATCGACGAATTCGCCGTGGTCGTTACCCATGAGGCTACCGTCACCCGCTACACGGCCAAGAGTCAGTCCCGCCGAGCCATGGGCGCCAAGGACTTCCAGGAGAGCAAGACAAAGATCATGGACGTGATCGCGCGGATGCTTGGCGTTGAGCCGGCAGCACTTCCGGAGCACGAAGCAGCATGAAACGCAAGCACGTCTCCCTCAAGGTCAAGCTGGCCTCGGCTCTGCTCAAGATGCTGAAGGCGGATGATGCCGGCGTGCTGCGCCCGGTGATCCCGTTCGAGGAAGCCAAAACGCTGACGGCTGAGCAGATCATTAGCCGCTTCCACTTCAACCATTACCCGATCCCGCACGCTTGCGGCGGACCTGACGAGCCGTGGAATCTTGATCCGGAGCCGGTCGAATATCACCGCGAGATCACGGCAAAGATCGACATCCCGCGCATTGCTGAGGAAAAGCGGATCATCAAGAAGCAGGCCGCGCACCATGCCGCGATGGAAGCAAAGCTGACTGGTGAGACGGTGCCTGTCGTCAAGGTCAAGTGGCCGAAGGGCCGTAAGCTTCAGTCTCGTCCGTTTTCGCAGAGGGCGCCAACATGACCAACATTGCGCTCGTCATCGCCATGGTCGGCCTTCTTTTGATGTTCTGTTTCTGGCTTTCCTATGGGAGCCCGAACGGTGGCCGCTGGCCGCGTCGGTCATAGCGGCTTCCGCTACGTCACTCTTAGTCTGACTTTTAACAACGGGGAATTAGAATGGCTACGATCCACATCGACCGGCAGAAAAACAAGACCATCGACGGCGTGACGTTCACGAATACACACAGCGGTCAGAAGAAGGCCTACGGCGATTCCTTCCATGAGTACGACGTACAGAGCGATCTTCCGGCCGAGGAAGTCGAGCGCGTGTGTCGCGAGAAAGTCTACAAGGCGATCCCATACGCTGAGTGGCTGCTGGATTACCGCAACGGTGGCACGATGGAGCAAGCCTTCCGCTCGCACTACAAATTCAAGGTGCTTGGCGATGGGAAGTATTTCTATCAGGTCTGCCAGCTCTACACCGACTGAGCACACTCGCACTCTCATCGCCCAACTGCCGGAGTGAATAATGACTGAAGAGATGGACTTCACGGTCGAGGATCTCGTCAAGTGGATCGAGAATCAGCCGCCAGACAAGCGATACGACTGGACGACGGCCGGCAGTTGCCTCTTGGGGCAATGGTGCAAGTCCAAGGGGCTGAAGGGGCCGGCGCTCAGAAACAAGAGCATCGAGCTCGGTCACGATGACGACTTCTACCGCATCGCCCTCTCCGGCTATCCCTTCACTTTCGGCGCCGCCCTGGATCGCGCGCGATCGCTCGCACTCCCTCAACAGGAGTTGTCATGAAGAGCTTCGACATCACTTGGCACGATGGCGCCTATTACGTCTCTGTCCCCGACTACAAGGGCGGCAAAGTCTACACGAGCGAATGTGTGGACGCGATGGACAAGCTCCTCGCCGAGGCCGCCGACTACCTGAACACCCATCCCGGCATGGACGGAATGGATCTCGGCAACAAGATCACGCAATTCCGGCTTCGCATGCAAGCTGTTCTCATCTCACCCGCGAACACATAGGGGGAATTCATGGACGCAAACCTTAAGGCGAAGTGGATCGAAGCGCTACGCAGCGGCGAATATCCGCAGTCCCGCTTGGGTTTGCGGAACGCCGAGGGCTTCTGTTGCCTCGGCGTACTCTGTGACGTTATGGGCGCGGACTGGAAAAGCGATGGCGAAGTAGTTGTCTGCGGCATTCGCCAAGCTGGATATTTGGATGATGTCTTGCTGAAGACGGTTGGGTTTTCCGAAGAGACCCAAGAGCACCTCTACAACATGAACGATGGCGGCATGCCGTTCAGCAAGATCGCAGATCACATCGAGGCGAACCTATGAGCGCGCCTCACTCGCCATCATCCGCTGACAGCGCCACATGGCCAACTGACGAGCAGGTTTGGGATTGCATCCGCCTGACTTTCAGCACCGGCTTGGCAACTAGGCTGTCATTCAAGCGATGGAAGGATGGCATTGACATCGATTTTCCAACCGAAGAGGCCATGTCGTTCGCGCGTCAGCTATTTGCAATGGGCTTTGCCGCCGCCAGCACTGGCGCTCCTGCCCAAGCTGTTGTGGTGAACGCTGCTGCATTGACCGAGAGCCTGATCCAGGCCGCGGTGGATTATGAAGCTGGAAGGATTGGTCGGCCAGCCCTATCCGCGGCACGCGCTGCCGTCGAGGCGGCTATCGCCCAGCCGCCGGCCGGTGCGGTCGAGACGACGCCCACCAAGGAAGATTTTGCGAAGTGGTCGCGCGTCTGGCACGGCACTTGCGAGACGATGATGACGTTGCTTGGTCTACATGCGGGCGGCTCCCCCGAGGAGATGCTTGCCGAGGTGCAGAAGCATGTTGGTGCGCGCTGTTCTGCCGGCAATGGTGACGTATCTCGCATCGATCCGATTGAATCGGAATGGCGACCGCACACGGCCGCACAAGAGCGCCAAGACCTGAGCCGACAAATTCGCGATGGCGGCGTTGATAGACTGACCGCAGCCTTGAAAAGCTCGGCCGTCGCCCTGCCTTCGCATGGATCACTGGCAGGATGGCTGTGGGCCGTGGCCGAATGGATCAATACGCACAAGTCTGCCCTCACTGAGACTGGACCGCAGGAAGCGGTCAATAGGCTGACGGAGAAGGCCGACGAACAAACAACGGCACTCGATCAGATCATGACGACTGCCGCGGACAATCTCGCCGCGCCGAACAGCGACCTGAAGATGACCCTTGAGTTCATCCATCACGTCGCGGAGCACACACTGGCGGTGACGCGCCCGCTGTCTAACTGTGAGGGCGGAAAATGACCGAAATCCTCCTGCCTAGGCTTGAAGGGAATGAAGCCACCAAAGTCTGGATTCGTAAGCATCTGGATTATGCGGAAGATTGGTGTCTGATTTGGCCCTTCTCTCGCTCCCAGGCTGGTTACGCTGCGTTTGGCGGCAAGGCCACGGCTGTTCATCGCCTCATGTGCGAATATCGGAACGGTCTTCCTCCGACGCCGAAGCATCAAGCCTGCCATTCTTGCGGGCGAGGCAAGGAGGGGTGCGTAAACCCGCGCCATCTCTCATGGAAGACCAACCAAGAGAACCAGATCGAGCGTTTTAAGCAATCTGGATTTCAGCCCCAGCGGAAGCTCACTCCGGCCCAAGTGGATGAAATCCGAGCACTCCAAGGCAAAATGCCCGTTGCTGACATTGCGGAAAAATTCAATGTCACTCCGCTCAACATCCATCGCATTCACGCCGGCAAACTCTGGCGCAAGGATAGCGCTCATAACCATATTTTCACGGCCGACGAGATCCTGCGGATTAGGGCCTCGCGAGGGCTGAAGGTCGCTATCGCGTTGGCGAAGGAATTTGGCGTCTCGGATTCAACTATTTATCGGATCAGGAAGGGCGACTCGTACCCTCATATTCAGCCGCCGCAATCCTCATCCCCACATCCTTCGCAACTGTCGGGAGGTGAAAATGGCTGACCGTAAGCACGCGTTCCATTGTCCTGCATGCGGCGAACAAGGAGAATTCGAACTGCCAGATGAATTTGTGCGGTTCGCATGTCCAGCCGAATGCGGCGCAGGTTTCGTCAAATATCGAGGGCAAGCTGGTTGGGCTATCCGCTGCGTTGTGCGGCCGGTCTTCCGCACCACCGATGATGTGTCCGCAGCGACGGAGAGAAGCGATGGCTGAGCACAATTGGAGCGGTTGGCCCGGCGCGTGGTGTTTGGATTGCGGCTGCGAAGATCCTCGCGAGATCGCTCTTGCAGATGGCAATTTCACCGAAGACGCGGACGGCAACCCCGTCGTCAACGTCACCCGCGAGCAGATGGAGTGCAAGGAGCCCGGCAGCGGGCGCTTCGATCCGTACCGCGCTCGCGCAGATGTGGGAGGATCGCGTGAGTGACCGTAAGACGCCAACCGCGCAATGCGCCTGTCATTCTGCCGACGCTCACAAATGCTGGGCGCTTCGCTATCACGGCCACACAGGCGTCTCCGAACTCACCGTCAACAACGAGGGAGGCCCGTGCGAATGCGCCTGCCACGTCGATGATATCGACGACGATGATGGATGGTCGCCAGTGGCTTCAGATCAACGCGGGGGTGGCGCGTGAAGGTAATCGATCCCGGTCACTTCTACGAACTTGACGGCTTTGACGGTGGGAAGCAACTCGTCTTGCGCTTCATGAAGCGGGTTGGCGATGGGTATCCCCACAACGTCGCGCCGCCCTATCCTGGCACAAATTGCCAAGAGGTTATCCGTGCGCTGATCGACCGAGTGAAGTATCTGAACATGCAGATACCACATCCTCAGAACAGCGTGATTCTGGACGGGCTGCGTGCAGCGCTGACAGCGTTCGAGGTTCGAGCCGCAGAACGCCATGGCCGCGAATTTTGCCCGACCGTTACAATCGAGTTCGAGAAGACGTGCCCGAAATGCGGGCACATCGGACACGACTGTACAGCGTTTTCCTCAAAAGAGTTGGGTGGTGAAAATGGCTGAAGATAACCAAGGCTGCGAACACTGCTCAAAGGAATTTCCGATCGAGACGATGACCATGATGGGCGACTATTGGTTCTGCCAAGGTTGCTGCGACGCATGGAAGGCAGAGTTTGACCGCTGCGATCACCACTGGATTCCGGAAGAAAGTGAATTCGGAGAGCCAGGTCAGTACTGTGATAAGTGCAGCGGATTTCAGTTTTTAGACCCAGCGAAGGAGGCTGACCATGGCTAAGTGTTTGCTCTGTTTTTCTGAGGCTATTGGCCAGATCACGGACGAGGCGGATTCCGAGTGGGGCTGCTTCGACTGTGGCGCGTTCGGGCCGGCCGAGGACGATATTTCGAGCCCAGCCATCGATCACGATCAGGCCTACCGCAATGGACAGGTCGTCCGCGTTCTTACTGATGACCCAGAGGATGTCTACGTTCCGGGGTGGGCATGATCCGCCTTACGCAATCTGAGTTGGACCAGTTAGTCGATGTGGCTACACGCGTGGCTAAGCGGACGCGTCGCGTAGTCATCGTTCGGTGGGACAGGATCGAGCTTATCGGCTCATGCGCATTGACGTCGAACAACCGCACAGGAGATAGCTCGTGAACACCGCGTTCCTGCTGATGGCTCGATACGACGGCTTGCCGGTCATCCCGGCCGAGCAGGTGCGCGCGGATTTCTTCCCGCACCTGAAGCCAGATCAATTCTTGCGAAAGATCGGCGCGGGCGAGATCAAGCTTCCCCTGGTGCGAGCCGAGACCAGCCAGAAGTCGGCAAAGGGCGTGCACCTTCAGGATCTGGCGGACTACCTCGACCTGCGCCGGGACGCGGCGCGCAAAGAGCTGGAGCAGATGACGCGATGAGCCAACGTGATTCCGGCTACGAGCGCAAAGAGCGCGACCTGTACGAGACGCCGGAGTGGGTGACGCTGACCCTGTTGCCGCACCTACCGAAAGGCGGTTGGGGGATCTGGGAGCCGGCTGCCGGCAGCGGCAAGATGGTCCGCGCCCTGCAACAGGGTGGCCATAGTGTGACGGCTACGGATATCGACGAGGGTAAGGATTTTTTGCTCTCCGACAAGCCTGGCCATATCTACGCCATCGTGACCAACCCGCCTTACGCACTCGCCGACGAATTCATTGACCACGCCCTGACCCTCATCAAGCCGCAGGGTTACGGTTTCGTCGCGATGCTCCTGCGGACGGATTACGACCACGCAAAGACGCGGCGCTGCTATTTCGCGGACCACCCGGCCTTTGCCAAGAAGGTAGTGCTGACGCGCCGCATTCAGTGGTTCGAAGATTCCAAGGGCTCACCCTCGTTCAACCACGCCTGGTTCATCTGGAATTGGGAGCACGTTGGGCCGCCGACGCTGGCCTATGGCCCGTGTCCTTAGTACACGAAGCTGGGACCAACTGACGAAACCGCTTGTATTATAGCTCTGCGCGTATAGAGTCGGTCCAATCCATCATGGGTGCTATAGCGAATGTCCGATCTATTGAAATCGCTAGTCTTTCCGATTTATCAGCGGCTTGAGCCTGTTTTCCCAGGTGCGCATCGCGGTGTCGTTTCTTGCCATTTCTGGTCATTTATGGCCCTCTCTTGGTACAAAGTACCAAAATCAGGGGCATGTACCAAATGGGAAGCGTCATCGGGCGGAAGCGCGCCGACGGCACAATCGCATATCTGGCGAAAATTGCCATCATGCGGGAGGGCGTTGTCGTGCTGAGGGAAAGCCGGACATTCGACCGCAAGCCGGCCGCCAAGGCGTGGGTGGACGGCCGCGAAAAGGATCTGGCGAAGCCGGGTGCGCTCGACCGGGCCAAGGCTGACAAGAACGATCCACCCCTGTCCGCGGCGATCGACCGCTACATCGACGAGTCCGAGAAGGCCATCGGCAAGACCAAGGCCCAAGTTCTCCGGACGATCAAGAACAGCCCCCTCGGGGCCAAGAAGTGTTCCGCGGTCGATGCGGAGGCTCTGTGCAGCTACGTCAAGACGCTGGACACCGCCCCATCGACGCGCGGGAACTACCTTTCGCACCTCGCCTCGATCTTCACGATCGCCCGCCCGATGTGGAAATACCCGCTCGACCGGCAGGCCATGGACGACGCCCAGGTGGTGCTCCGCAAGATGGGGATCATCGCCAAGAGCGACGAGCGCGACCGCCGCCCGACCCTGGACGAGCTCGACAAGCTGATGGAGCATTTTGGGGTGATCGCCAAGCGCCGGGCCGGATCGATCCCGATGCAGAAGATCATTCCGTTCGCGATCTTCTCCACCCGCCGGCAGGACGAGATCAGCCGTATCGAATGGAAGGACAAGGAAGTCGGCCGCGTCATGGTGCGGGACATGAAGCACCCCGGCGAGAAGGCCGGCAACGATACGTGGTGCGACCTGGTTCCTGAGGCTGAGCAGATCGTGGAGTCGATGCCCAGAACTGGGCCTACGATCTTCTTCCCGGCCTCAGCAGGCGCGATCTCCGCGGCCTTCACTCGCGCCTGCCTCTTGCTCGGCATCAACACCGAGGAAATGCCAGACGCCGAGCGCCTGCACTTTCACGACCTTCGGCACGAAGGCATCTCCCGCCTATTCGAGATGGGATGGACGATCCCAAAGGCGGCCTCTGTCTCCGGCCATCGGTCGTGGCAATCGCTCAAGCGCTATTCGCATCTTCGCCAGACCGGCGACAAGTTCGCAAACTGGAAATGGAAAGAGGGATCATGACCGACTTCACCGAGACCCGGTCGATGCTGAAGAAGCTGGCGATGGCCCACGGCGCTGATACGCCGATCGGCCGCGCCTGCCACAACCTCCTGGAGATGACGGAGAACTACAGCAAGTCTACTGACCCGGATCAGCGCGAACAGCTCCGGCTCAACATCGAGCGCGAGAAGACCCGGCTGAACACGCTTGTCAGTCAGTCGCATTGAGCAGGGGAGACCGCCCATGAGATCAGGAGCACAGGTGACGCGGCGCGGCGCCTTTAGTTGTCAGGTCTGCGTTCCGAAGGAATGGGACGACGGCCAGGTCAAGAGCTTTGCCGACCGCGAGACGCTTTGCGGCACCGAGCACGGCTGGAGCATTCGCAAAGATGGCGACAAGGGGCTGAAGGGCGATCCCGAGCGGGCGCTATGCAGCGACGACCCATCCTTTGTTCACATCATGCTCGACGCGTAACCACTGCGACAGGGAGAATATTCATGAGCGAAGTTATGGAACGGAAGACGACTACCGCCCGCATGCTCTACGAGACCATGACAGCCTATATCGATGATCATAAGCACTCGCGCGACGTTAGCGAGCGCTGGCTGGGTTCAGTGCTGGAGCCGCTGCTGGGTACGATCAGCGGCGTCATGAACCGCGGTAGCCCCAACGAGGCGAATAGGAAGGCAGTGGCCGCCTTCCGTGCGGCCGAGATCGAGAAGGAGATCGCCGACAAGCGCAAAGAGATTGAGCGCCTGGAGCGAGACCTCAAGACGACAGCACTCTAGCGATCTGGCAAGGACAGTAACGATGGCAGAGAACCGTTTCCCAACGATCCGAGATCTTCGGGCCGCGCTAGACAGTCTGGTCGACCGCGGCTTGGGCGACCTCCCGGTCCAGATCCTTATCGCGCCTGATTCCACGATACAGGCGCTTGTCCGAAACATTGAGCCAACCTACCAGGGCAAGCCGGCTTTGATGATCGACCTAACGCAGGGCACCGATGGCCGGATGCCGGTAGCAGTCATTTCGACCGCGCGCCTCAGCGGTGACGATCGCACCACAACAGTTCAGTAGGGAACGATGATGGGGAAGTGGCCAGTAATTGACCGATACAGGATTCTTGTACCCTGTCTCCGTACATGCGACTGCGGCGCGACATGGTACGGCGAGCCAGACGAGAAGATGGTCGGTCTCTATTGGTGGACCCTATTCAGAATGCCGCAGAGCTTGTGACCGAGGAGTCCCGATGCCAAAATATCCCTGCCCGATTTGCGGAGACCCAAGCGGTTTTATATTCTGGGTCGATCCAGAACCGCCGGGCGGCTGTCCCCAGGACATGGAAAATTGGGGATCTCCGCAAGCCATTAAGAGCGTCACCGAGTGCAAATATCAGATGGGCAAGGCTTGGCAGGCAGCGGAGTTTCGCAAGCTCGTTCCCGACGCTTTCGACGCCACGGGGAAGATGCTGCCGGGGCAACTCGCACGCGTCCTGATCGAGTTCGGAAAGAAGTATCCTGGCAAGGCGCTGGTGATGTGACACTTTCACAGATGAGCAGTCAGCTCTAGACAGAGGAGATTTTATGTCCGCGACGAAGGGCAACGGCAAGACCTACCAGTGGCTTCTTGATCACAAGGACCATGACGGAGGCTACTGTTTGATTTGGCCGTTCAACCGGAATCCGAATGGCTACGGCCAGCTTGGATACCTCGGCAAGTCTGGCTACGCACACCGGATGATGTGCGAGCTCGTGCATGGGCCGGCGCCGAGTCCGGATCATGAGGCGGCGCACTCCTGTGGCAACGGGCACATGGGCTGCGCTCACCCGAAGCATCTGTCGTGGAAGACGCGAACCGAAAACCGGCTCGACTGTCGAGAGCATGGCACCAACACGCGCAATACCTGCGGCAGCATGGGGCGCTTGACGTTGGAACAGGTTCAGGAAATCAGGGATCTAAAGGGCAAGAAGACCCAGGCCGAAATAGCGGCCATCTACGGCATCCACGAACCTTCGGTGCGAGACATTTTTCTCGGCCGTACCTACGGCAGGCCGTCGAAGATTAAATATTACACGCCAGAGGATGACGCCAAGATTCGTGACGGCATCGACCAGGGCCTCAACTTCATCGAGATTGCGGAGATAGTCGGGAGGCCGACGCATGCTGTATCGAGCCGCGCCTATCGCCTCGGTTTGCGATCAGGCCAGCCGTGCATCAGGAAATCCGCATGACGCATCTTGGGCAATCATTGAGGGAGTGAACACATGGACAATATACGCAGAGCCTGCCTGCTCATCTCACGGTCGAATGGCGGGATCAACCGCGGTCGAAGCCAAGAGCGCGTGCTTCGCGAGATGCAGAGGTTCCTCGATATGCGTCCTTATCGGGACGACCTGCCCGCCATTGATTCTTGGCTGGCAACTTTGACACCGGAGCAATTCGAAACGGTGTGCGACGGCGAAATGTCGGAAATGGACGCCATTCTGGTGAATTCGCCGCCCTGGACGAACACCCTGTTGAACGACTATTTCGAGGAGGTCTGTTGACCTCACTCGCAATGTCCCTGAGGAAGCCCTGATGACAGTCTATGCGATCATCCGAAACGATCGGGAATCCCACTACCCGATCGCGATCTACTCAACCCGCCCTTTGGCAGAAGCCGCCATCAAGAAATTCAGACCCGATGCGGAATTTGAGCCACCTTGGATTATTTTGGATTTTGTCGTTGACGCAGATCCGAGCCCTTAAGACGTTGCCCGCTCAGCCCAGGGCTTGCGAACCTTGACGGTGCAGCTACCGGTCCCCGACATCACGATATCCATGCGCAGGTTTGTGAACGGCGTTCCGGTATAGTTGCCCATTCTCAAGGGCGGCGGCTCGGCCGCATAGCCGGTATAGCCGCCGGTGTCAGACCCGAGCCCGCTGTTAATCAGATCGAAGGTCGGGGACGGGCCTCCGGTCGCGAACGTTTCGAGCTTCGTTTGAACCGCTGCAAGGCCCGTAGCACCGCCCGCAACATCGATTTCCCACCCGCCGCGCACGATATCGTTGACGACCAGATTGGTACGATCCAGCGCGATATAGAGCACGACCGACCCGGCGCCGGTGGCAGTCACCGCCATCTGGACTTCCTTGCCCCAGGTGTTTCCGTCTGCGTCCGCCACCGTGTTGTTGACGGAGTAAACCGCCGTCGCAAGGCCGGTCTGACCGCCCGTGCAGTTGTTCGGGATGAGGCCCGTGTTTCCCGTACCGGCCGGCGCCGCTGTAGCCGAGGTGAAGCCGGACGCGCCGTTCATCATGTTGTATTTCCCCATGGTGGGGTACTGCTGATTGAGCGACGACAGGCGATGGTTCGGGAACGGCATAAGAATAGAGCCGATCTGCGCAATGATCCCCGCGTTGAGGCCGATTGCCTTGGCTCCAGCAATGTTATCGTGGACGCCATCGGCCGAGTTCTTCAGCGAAACTGTCCCGAGGTTCGAAGTCACGACCGAGGACGGCGTCACATCCACAACTTGAACATTCGGCGATCCGCGGAAGTCGTCGCCATACTGGAGATAATCAGCAAGCAGCCGGTTGAAGTCGTTCATGTTGCCGATCTGCGTCGCGGTCATTGCACCGCCGCCGCGAAGCCACTGGTACAGTACCAGAATTCCGGCGTCGTTGATCTGCTTGATCCAGTATTTCAGGGCCGCGAGGGACTGAACCGGAACGTTGGTCGCGTTGACCGTGACGCCTGCGATACCGCTGCCGGCTGCGCCGACGTAAGTCGCGGTCGATGCCGCGATGTCGTTGATGGGATCGTTCAGCGCGATCATCGCGGGAGCAGCAGCGATCGCTGCCGTAACTTGTGCGGCCCACTGGTCGATGCGCGTCCCGGCAACTGCGAGGTTCGAGAGCGTGATCCACGGCTTGCCCTGCGCGCGGAGCATGCCAGCGGTCCAATTCATCCAACCCGCATTCGACAGGTTGTTGTTGCCAGGACTGTCCGTGAATTGCGCCGAGGCCAGCGAGTGCCCGCACCACACGATCGAATTGGGGTTGCGAATACGCTCCAAGCTCTTGAATTGTGTAACCGGCCTTGATTGTAGAGCCATTTAGTAAGCCTCCATTGCGTAAGCGCCGTCGATGTCAGTGCCGTAAGTGCCGTCACTATCGACGCCAAGAATCCAAAGCGAACCATCCGTGTTGCGCACAAGCAGCCCGGCTCCATTCTGCGTGTAGACAGCCCCAGAATTATCCGTGAACCGCACCCCCGCTGACCCAAGGACAGCGATGGTGGTAAGGTCGAGGCCGAGCCCCAGCATTACAGCAGCCCCACGATGTTCGTCGCAGTCGTACCGGTCGCATTCACCCGCGTGCAGTTGACCGGAAACCAGCCGACGGGGACGGCGGTGAATGTCACGCTGCCGGAAAGGCAAACCACGCTGACATCCCCTGTGACGCCGATGTACAGCGCGCGGGCAGCGCCTTGAGTGAAGTTCGCGCTATTCGACGGAGTGACCGCGAATGCATCAGAGGCAGGACCCGGAGGATTGCCGTAGCTGGTGGTAAAGGGCATTAATTGTCTCCTGTTTTGGACGCAAAAAACCCGGCTCTAGGCCGGGTGAATTTCATAATTGTGCGGTGCCTATCTAAGGCAGGGGTTCGGTTTGCCGGCCTCGTAGGCCTCGCTCATGGCCTGGTATCGACCCCCACCCTTGCAGAGATCGCGCCATCGCTTGGCTTGCTGGCGGTCAACGTAGGCCCGCGTATAGGTGCCAAACGATGGTCCTTCGCCGGGGCGATAGCCGCTGGCTTCAGCAGCCCCGGCAGACGCTAGGAGGAGCAGGAGGGACAGGCGGCAAATCATCGACATGGCTCTCAGCGGACGAGGGGAAAGCGCATAGCCCCGCTGCCTCCCGCCAGCAGGGTCAGCGCGTAGATCAGGCAGAGGATCAGCACGATAACCCAGACGAGTTGTTCGATGCGCGGCGGGATGCCGATGAATAGCTTGATCGCGTAGAGAAGAAGCCAGATGCAGCCGCACACCACGATTATGCCGATTGCGAGCCAGAGGATCGATATTGCAAGGCTAACCATTGTCGTCTCCTTCAGTGCGGGAAAAGCGGTTCGATGATGAAGCGGTACGTCCGGTCGTCCTGCGGCACGCCACGCTCGCGCAAGAGGTTTGACATGAAGTATTCTGGGAAATCTTCCGGTCCCTCGATGACGTTCCATTGCGCGCGGATGATGCGATAGTTCGGCTGGAAGAGATTGCACCGCACCCGGAGGATGGTCGGCTCGATCGGCATGTCACGCCGGCCGCTTGCGCAGCGCGATCAGCGCCATCAGGCCGGTCAAGACAAGGCCGACTACGACGGTCATAACCCCCCAAATCTGGGCAACGCCCTCCGCTCGACTGACCTGTTGTGTGATTTGAAGTGTGTTCGCCGCGATCTTATCTTCGATCGACTTAAACCTGATATCGACCTCAGTCCGCGTGCTTAGCGTAGCAGCCTGGTCTTTTAGCTGGCCGCGGAATTCGTTAGTCGACTCGTTCTTTTTGTTCTGCGCGTCCTCTGCCTTGGTGACGGCGCGATCGGATGCGGCGAGCGCCGCAGCTACAGCCTTTTCCTGCGCGTCGAATCTTGCGTTGTTGGCCTTCTCCTGGACATCGATGCGTGTCGCATCAGCCTTGGCGCGCTCATTGATGATGGCAAGAAGTTCGCGGGTGGTCGGCGGCTCCTGTGCGCGCGCTACTTCAGCTTGACCGTGAAGAACTGCGAGAGCCACTCCCACGCCTTGACAAACCCGAAGAGCGTGACGCCGCCAGCCAGCAAGAATTTCCAGACCACGCCGGTAGCATTCATGAATTTCAGCGTCGCATCGAGCTGGTTGATCGTCTGCTTGTCCGCCTTCCGGAGAAATTCCCTCGTCTCCGGCGAGAGGTCCGCGATGAAGTCCGCGGCGTCCCACATGTTGGCCGCCCGTTGATCGGTCATGCCTTTCAGGAATGCGCGTTGAACGTCCGTAATGTTGTCCGGGTCCGTCATCCTGACGCAACCGATGAGCAATTTTGGGCATCGCCACCCCAGAAACCTGTGATTGAATTTACGGCAGCCATCATATTTAGCCCTTGTCCGAGGGTTAATTGGGTGGTCAG